CTTAACAGAACGGCGAGTCTTGCTGGGACGATCACTGATGCGAACATCGCCCATATCGCGGACATCGCCAAATCCTTTGTACTCCTGAAACGCTTCGTTCACCCTTTTGCCAATCTCACCCTGCACATACCGCTGAACGGAGCCGCCTTCCAAAGCGTATGCCCTGTAGTAAGTGGTATTGCCGATGTAAACCGTTCTACGAAAATCAAACTCTCGATTGATAACGCTTTTTGTGTACCTTCGCGCAATCTCTCCACGCTCAAACGGAGGACAAGACGAATCAGCCTTAGGAACTCCGCCTTTGGAACGGGCTTCGTTTTTCTTTTCTAAGTTGCCCCAGTAAGCTTTTCCCCACCCATCGCTTCCATCAATTCCACCCTTGCCTTTACGATTTTTGTCGCTAACTTCTTTGGGCTCTCGCTCAGGACGTGTATATCCAGCAGTCCAGCTGGACGCAAAATAACCCGTATGCACAGGGCTTGCGCCGCCTTCTGCTGCATCCGTGCCAAGCTCAATAACGGTGTTTTTGACAAATCGATTAAACGAGTCAAAAAAGAAGTTTTCTACCTCGTTAAAAACAATGTCACTGTTGTAGTCTTTTCCTTTGGCCATCAGAACCTCACCTGCACGATATACAGATACTCTTGATCGCCCTTATAAGTACGAAACTCGATAATTTGAGCCACACGGTTAGAACCCGCGTATTTCAACGTAATTTCGTCTTCTAACGTTGGCTGGCTATCGCCAATCTGATCAGGAGTGATATAAAGTTTGGCCTGACGTGACTCGCGCCCTTCTTGCTCCTCGGAGTTTACGAACTCAAGCGGTGCATCAAACGAGTAGGCCGTATCGGTTGTCGTTAGCGCTCCAGTGCTGGTGTTGTACGTCGGAGATGCCTTGCGGGTGTACGTGATCGTGTGGTCAAACGACTTGCCTAAATCGGCAACAACCGACTTAGCAACGCTCTTGAACAAACTGTCGAGTGCGCCTGCCATCTCAACCCCTCACAACGCGGAGAGAATACGAGCCACTGCCGCCCAGACAATAAGCGC